CATTGTAATAGTTCTTTGAAAGAGCTAATACTTAATAAATTAAATGCAGCCATGCATGTAACACCTGCTCCGTTTGTATTGTCGAGAAAGTATTCTATGTTTGTTTTCCATAGTTCATAATCCATTCCGTATCTTACATAGTCATTTTTATCACCGCTAGCTTCTGCACTAGTAAACAATACAAAATCTTTAATACACTTACCGTCTTCTAACTGTTTAATTTTTGCAGTAAACTCTTTCCATATATCTCCTGGTGGACATCCATTACTGTTAATAGCAAATGATAAATTTGGATTTGGATTCTCTAATAGGAAGTCAATAACTTTCATTGTGTCTTTTATTAATAACGGCTCACCGCCTGTAATACGAAACGTGTGCATGTGTTTGTATGCTTCAGGAAACCATTCCCAAAATGCATCAATGTATGGATTATGTTCACGTTGCGGTATGTGTTCTTCTGTGTGCTTGGATAAGTTAAACTTCATGTCTTCTAATATGTATGGCCCGTGTTGTTTAAGTTCCTGATGCCACTGACTACTGTATGCTGGTCCACAATATGCACATTTAAAATTACATGTTCGTCCAAAACTTACTTCAACATACGTAGGGAATATATCTTCGTCACCTACTAGTTGTGCAATCTTATCGTGATGCTTAAAGCTATACGAGTCTAAACTTTTAAATACTCTGTCGCTTGTTTCACCGTTGTCTTCCACTCGCCAACAAAAGTCACACTCTGCAGGACGCTGACCGTTTAACATTGCTTTGCGTTGTTCTTTTTTAAATTTTGTATTATGCAATGCACTAGGATTATTTTTAAGTTCATCTAATGGAATCTTGTGTGCAACTGGATGATGACAACTGTGCGTTGTGCCGTTACCCAAGTGCATAGTAACCTGTGTCCATTTAGCCAAACAGAATCCAGGCCCGGTACTATTAAGCATAGACTTCATTGCTTGTTGATTCTTGCCGTTGGCATCGTGGCCTTTGGTTACAGGATTAACTTCCCATTCAAAATCGTTTATTTGTTTATTAGTCATTAATTTTTTAATACCATAGCAACTGCATATTCTTTTTCATCAGATACACTAAGGTTCCATGTGCCTTCTATATCAGTAATTACTATAGGTTGCTTTCCGTTCTTTCCGTATGAGAATTGTTTAGCATCTGTAATGCCGCTTGCCTTGATTGAAGCTTCCTTAACTGCCCAACACTTAGATATGTATTCTGGCGTAAGTTCTTTTTGTTTTTCTATATCTGTTAGAAACTGATCAGTAAATCGTGTTCCATATTTGTCAAATATTTTTCTTATGCGATTAATAGATACTATGTCTACACCTATGTTCATATTATTCCAATGTATCTTCTACTTGTTCTTCTCTAATCTGAGCACCCATTCTACTAGGGTTAACATATACTTTCTTAAAGAATCTAGAACCTTCTTTTCCTAAGTCAGCAATTTCTAAATCTAACTTAGAACGTATTTCATACCCAAGCCTATTACTTTCTTTTTGTAGTGTGTCGTAGTTCCATTTCATTCCTGTGCGTGGGCAAAGCTGATCATTATTTGCCTCAAAGTTAGGTAATACATTTTCTTTATAATATTTTGTAAGCCAATCAAAGTCTCGAACATTTTTCCAGTCCCAACTTTCTCTGTCTATGTTTGTCATGTGGCATCCAAGTCTTGCACCGTATATTGCCCACAATCCATTTTCACTATCGTCACCAACAGTCATCCATGTTAACAAACGTTGGTAGTTTTTCTTATGAATACTTTTAATTTCTGATGGGTCTACAACATCGCCGTCTATTAGTCCCATCTTAACTCCTTCACGGAAACCTGCACGCCAGGCTTGTAACGGACTAGCATTGTTCATTACATCACAGTATATGTTATTCATTTGTACATAATTAATATTCCAACAAAAATCTACTTGAGCTCGCTTGTCACCCTCTGGTGCATTTTCATGTGTTTGCATTCCATATACTACTTCCTTTGGCCAACACTTGATACCGCCGTTGCCGTATACTAATCCGTTTACTGTATTCTTTCCTGCCCAACTAATAACATCTGTTTTAGCTATCTTACTCATGTCTACTTCAACACCAAAGAAATCTTCTTTAACAATGTTATCTGCATCAATAGTAATAAATCTATCTGTTTCGGCTAAGTCTGCTGCTGCTTTATGTGCCGCGTCACTACCAAATACTCCATGACTACGCTTTGCCCATGGCGCCTTATTGATTAGGTCATTATAGTTTTCATCTGCATTTGGTTCATCGTAGCTAATGAATACTATATCAAATTCATTAATGCTTTGCATTTTGCTCATGTATATCTCCTGTGTTTATTGTTACGTAATTATTTTTATAAATTAATATTGGCTTTGCTGGCCAATCAAATGTTGTTTCTGTACTTGATTGTTTTTGCACTAACACCTCAGTTGGTATTTCAAATGCACCAACAAAGTTATCAGCATCTGCATCGCATACGATAATCTTTAATCTAGTTTGTCCCTTAAAGTAATACATCTGTGATTCATTTAACTTACTTGTCACGTACATAGTATTGTCTACTACGTTAATATTTATGTCTGCTTCATCTTCTGTTTTTGATACCTGCATAATTTTATCAATTCCAACTCTATTAGTAGATCTAGTTGCTGACAGTGACCATCCATAATCATTAAACACTTGTTTGGTATATAAACTAATGTTGTTCCAGTCTACCTTTTTAGTAATGTTTGTACCTAATTCAAACACTTGTATTCCTTCTTTAAATAATGGTAATGGATCTACTTTAATAGTACTGATAAGATAATCTGGATCATTCTTTTTTGTAAGAAATATATCAAGTAAGTTTGTTTCGTTAGTTGATATTTCTGTTATGTCTCCTAGGTTCTTAGAACTTTTAATTTTATTTGTGTTTGCTTCTATTAATAATTTACTACTATTGTAAAATGCCTTTACAAATATATCTGCATCGTCTGGATATATATCTTGTTGTATAGGCAATAACTTATTATTCTTTGACTCTATTACTAATGTTGTACTACGTAAATCAATATCCCATTGCTCTCGTAATACATCCCATATCATTCCATATTTTTTTAAACTAGCCTTGCCTTGTGTTATTTTTTTACACACAGGATTTTTACTTACTATTTGTTGTAGGCCATCAGCTTCTACCATATCAAACGGAGAGCTATTAATCTGATATATCTTGCCAAGTGAATCAAACACTATGTAGTAAGAACGTTCAGCGTGTTGTTGTGGCTGCGTAGGTGTCTCGGTGTCCATTAAAAATATCTTCTGTTAGAAACTCTTGTTCTCCGTAATACAGATTAGTAGCAACTGCAAAGTTTTGAATCTTAACTTTAGCCCTGTCACTATTCCATATGTTTAGTCTATCTGTCCATTTTTCCCATTGACCAATAACACCGTCTGTTAATGTTACTGGCATATTAATTGTGTTTATAATATCATTATGTAACATTGGTTCTTCAAATAATATTATTGTGTTTACTAAACTATGAATTAAATCACTGTTATAAAATTCAGGTCTGTGAGCTTCATTAAAATAATGAATATGAACGTCTCTCCAGTTTTGCATGAACACATCTGCTAATTTGAAATAAGCAAGAGATAAGTCTGTGTCTTGTTTAAAATAAAACATATGAGAATATACTGGATTAATTTTATATTCTTCTTGGAATATAGCAGTGTGTTTATTTGTTAGCTGTGTTCCTTTGAAGTCATATGCTTGATTAAAAAAATAAATATCATAATGATCTTCTAAGTATTCCCACACACTATCATGATTTTCTTTTACAAGACTTGCACAGTCAATAACAATATTATGTTTGTATGGAGTTGACCAATACAACTGCCAGTCATTAACTCTAGTAATTTCGTTAAAGCCAAATGATAATTCAACCAAATGATTAAATACGTCTCTGTGGTGATGTGGTACACGATCTATATAATTAGTTACTAAAGTAACACTAGCATCTTTATTATGTATCTTAATACTGTATGCAAGAGCAGTTGCTTGCTCATATTCAAAATCTTGTATTGCTAGAATTACATAGCCTCTATCTTCTTTAATCTGCATCAAACGCCTCCATTAGATTTGGTATAACTCTGCCCAATGCTCTCTTGTTCATTACGTGTATATCTTGATTGTGCGTATTCACTAATATATTCTTCCATACTTCTTTTTGATCGTGTGCAATAATAATCCATTCGTTTGTATTTTTTGTTTCTACTATGTCATCTTTTTGACTTACATTAACTAGTGCAGTATTATCAAAGTTGCCTAAGTACTCCTGTGTGTCTTGCATGCCAGACAATATATGTACTGCTATGCTAACACAATAGTCTGTTCTAAATAATTTATTTGGAAAATTATACAAGTACTGATAAAAATCATAGTTGTCAGCAACATGAGCCCATGTATCAAAAAACATTTTACTAAAGTCGCTACGGTCAAAATATACAACTGTACTCCACCACATTTTAATTCCTGCGTCATATAAGAAGCGTTCTTCGTTTGCTGGTAGTTCATTTCTAATTGTAGTTGCATTGTCAAACATAGATACTGGGTAATCACTATCAAAATATTTTAACAGTACGTCTGTCTTTACAATATAATCAATATCAAGTAATAATGTTTTTTCAAATGGACTATACTCATATATTTTATGTTTGTTGCTATTATTAAATTGTGCTTTAAATTCTGTCCAAGGGCTATCAAAATGTCGTCTATGATTTGATCGCATTTCGTCGTTAGTGATTATAATATAATCAAATACTTCGCTGACTAATTGTTTAGGTTGACTTTCCTCTAGCCAGCTCGCTGAGCCTTCATCAGTGATCAAACACACTGGTAGTTTTAGATTTTGTTTAGCATACTTACCAGCAGCAAGCGCCATCTTTACGTAGTCTAGTTGATCATTGTTGTAAGCAAAAAAGCAAATGCCTCTTGGTTCTAGAACTTCTTCCATTACCAGTCCATTATTTTCTTAATGTTACGAGCTTTCTTTATTTTTTCATTTTCAATATCAAATTCTGTAGTAGCACTAGTGTATGCATCAACAAGTTTTTCTAATAATTCTTTTAAGTTTTTTACTGTGATAGGATTATTTTTGCTATCAATTAAAATAGAACTCTTATGACCTAAGTCTATTAATGTTTTTGTGAATGCTATTGTTTCGTGATTAGCAATAAATACACCACCTAAGTGATGTACAATTTGTAGTTGTGCAACTCTATTTCTAATATTTCTTTTCTGATTATTGATCGTTAAAGCATAATTACTAAAGTCTAATGCTTTCTCGAGTCTTTCGTCCATAGAATACTCCTTTATTATATATGTATATAATACACTATTTAGTTTGTTTTGTCAATGGGGTTTATGGATTTTTAGTATATCGATATCCACTATCGAATGTCCAATTAGTTGAACCATCAATGAAGTCTTCTAATTGCTCACCATCTGCAGCATCTACTTCTATCCAACCTGTGCCCTCTAATGCGATATCGGGTGCCGCTCGGGCAATAAACTGCACAGCTGAATTGCTTCCTACTGTCATATAAATGTTTCCATTATTATCTGATGTTCCTGGCGTTGTAGATGGTTGTGCGTATCCCGAAGTTAGTGTTATAGCTGCAGTAATATCATAATCATCATCAACATCTTCAATTAATATAACTTTTACATATACGTTGAACTTTCCACCTTGTTCGTCTGCTTTTAATTTTAATCTAATTCTTCTACTATTGTACTCGCTTTCTAAGTACACTGTTGCAGTGTCACTTGAAACATATGCAAACACACCAGCATCAAGTATAGTTTCAAATGTTGGTGTAGCTGAATATAATATTCCAGTGTAGAATCCTTTGTTAATTCCACTTGTAGTAATTACATCATACACAGCATCTCCTACTACTTTACATGCTTCGGCTCCAATTCTAATACTATCAAACTGATCAAATATTTGTTGCCAAACTTGGTTACCAGTAGTACCACCTGCAGCCATACTTAATTCTAATGTTAGCTCACCGCCTGCATTAAAAAAGTATCTTGCTTCGTTGTAATTGTTAAATTCAAATTTATGAACTATTTCTAAATCCTGTGACCAGTCGCTAGTGCTAGTTGTTTGTAATACACTTGTGTTTAAGTTTAACCAATCAGTTTTATATTTGTTAGTGTTTAATGTTTCTATTTTAGTAGACACATCGTTGAACAATGTCTTAGTAATTAAACTACCTTGTATATCTACTGTTCGATTTGATAATGGATATAATCCATATGTTGGTGTTGCTGGGTTATCTTCTTTATGATATAATCCTGCGTTTACTTGAGCAATAAGTTGATCCATATCATCTATTGTTACTTTTGTGCCTTCAGTAACTGCACCAGTAGTTGGGTCTTTAAAAAATGCTTGTGGTGTAGGACTAATACTTGCAGCCGTTTGTCCCCATCCAAATCTTCTATCATCTGATCCTGTACTGTGGTTTGTATCAAACGTGTATCCTCCAATAACTGGATCATTCCAATACTCGTTATAATATATCACCAACTCATTTAAATGATCAGCTTCGATAAACTTGATGTTTGGATCAGTAATGTTTGGCTGTGGACCCATTTACTTTACTCCAACTATTACTTCTATTATGCCTGTGTTGTTTCCTGGTTTACTATCTAACGCTCTACCAACTACATGTCGCCAATTCAATTCATCTACATTATGTTCTGATTGACCGTGTCCTGGTACATTGCTACTAATAATTCTGTCGCCTCGTTTTATTGGGCCGGTTACCTTACACGGTACCCTTCCTAGTAATGCTACACCAACCACTACACCTTGTAACTTACTATTCATAAGTAATGCAGGATCTGTTGTAACCACACCAAACACACTTGGATCTTTTTCGTGTACTGTTTGTGTTACTTCTGTATCTAATGTGTCTTTGACCATCATTAGTGTGCCGGGTTCGTAGTTTTCATCACTTGTATAAAGCTCTGCCACGTCAGCGTATTTTGCCGATGTTGCTGTTCCATGAAACTGCATATTTTTTGATGCTACTGTAACTAAGTTGATACCAGCTTTAATAGTTGCTACGTTAGTTGCGTCAGTTGATACTGTGCCTAGGCCGTCATTTCTAAACCACTTATGTAATGGATCACTGTAATGAATTTGCCAATCTGTATCTTCTGAACTTGCTAGTGAGACTGGAGTTGAGTTTGCTCTTTGTACTAATACATTTCTAAATACAGGAACTAATTCGGTCCATGCACTATCTTTTACTGCTACTAAACCTGTTGATGGATCTAGTGTAAGCCAAGCCCCATCGTGTCGTACGTATAAAATTTCATCTGATGGTTTCCACCACAGTTGTCCTTCGATTGGATTTGCAGGTCCCTCTACTGTATCATCACTTGCAAAATTTTCTAATAAGTTTACAGAGTTCTGTGCAATAGTTTCACCATATCCAACATAGTACTTTCCTACTAATGCCAACGAAGTATCAGTTGTATTTAACCCATCATCGTTAATATCAAAGGCTCCACCATTTTTTACATTTATTGTTCCGTGTTTACTAATATTGTATGCCATATGTTATACTCCTGCTCTGATTCTTATTGTGTAAAGAATCTCTAATCGTCTGTTATTACTTTTTTGGATAGGGTGGAATATTAAATGAGTTAAGTATGTTCCCGACTCTGTCATTAAACCAATTTCATCAAACACAAAACTGTCTGGATCATCAAAGTCCGATGCGTTGTCTGTTATTGGTCCACTTGAGTCTGGTTCGTCATAATCTAATATAACTTTACATTCTAGGTCCGAGTATGGTTGATTACTTGAATCGTTTACAGTGAAGGTTACATCTTTTTGCAACGGTGTTACTGAAGCATCACCACCTATGCTTGTTGGACTAGGACTATATAATCCTGTACTAACTGCGCCAGATACCTTTGCATCCTTGTATGTAACGTTTCCGTTTACGTCTAATGTTGTACCACCATAACCAAATGCTAATTTGTCTATAGCAAATGTGGTATCGCCTTTCAGTGCATTTGCTACTGCATATGCAAAGTTTTGAAAGTTTATTGCGTTGTATTTGTCAAGTAGAACTTTGCCCGAATCAATATCTCTGATTAGAACGTGTCCTTCTACCTTAACGTTTGAGTTGTCGTTTAATGTTTTCATATTCCTATTCCTTATACACTATTTATGCATTTCATTAAATAGCATTATAATTCAATTCCCTTGCCAAACGTTTGCAACTCTTGTGCCTGTGTTGACCCTGGACTATTTAAAATTGTATCACTTGATTTATTATATTGATAATCGTTTGCATCTACAATACCTGTATATTCATTTACTGTTCCTACATCTCTATGAACTCTTTCTACTTGTTTTATATTTGCAAACGTAAGTTGTGTTTTGTCAACTTGTGTTATTGAATCTCCAACACTTGCTAGAACTTTAAATGTTCCTGCTAGTTCTCGTTTTGTAATTCCCAATGTAGTACTGTCTACTACACTATATTCTATTAGCTCACCGTTTACATAAGCAATACCAACATTATCAAATGCTGTTGTACTTGCTACAGTTATAGTTGTGCTATTCAATGTTAAAGGAGTAGTTGCAATAGTTGTTTCCTTTGCTTCTGTTAATGCGTAAGCACTAACAGTTCCATTAACATTGCGTATGTGTGCAAATGTTCTTGAAGTGCTTGCATGTGTACTACCCGAAGCATTTGTCTGAACATTTATTCTTAATAATTCTAGTGGTCTAACTTCTACTAAACTATTTCTGTTGTGTCCTTCATTTGTATAATTAAAATATGCTGGATCAACTTTTGGAGATAATTTTGCAACTACACTATCATTGTTTAGTGGAGCAGTAACAAATGTTATTACTTGTCCTGCAATGCTCCAACTATCTGTTGATTGCAGTATATTGTTTATTGTAATGTCTATTTCATATGTTACTCCTACATTAACATCTTGAGTTAATGTAAATGTATTTGCTGTTCCATCGCCTGTGAATGTTTGTGTTATAGGATTACTAATTTCTGTATTGCCAAACCCAATGCCACTAACAGTATCTGTACTAGCATGGTCTGTAGTGAACCCACCACCATCGTATGTTGTAGCAGCAGTTTCATTCCATTCTGATTCTCCTTGTATTGTTACTGAAGGATAACCAAACGCAGTATCAATATCAAATGGCTTCATAATTATTTTTGTAGTTGGAGATTCTGTTAACGTTAATCCAACTTCATCCATAGTAGTATTTCTCATAACCACAGTACTTGCTTTAGTATGGTAAGGTTTAATTTCTTGTATGTATCCTAGTACATTATTAATTTTGTTTCTTGTATATTTTCTAGTAACTGTATCAAGTGTATTAGTAAACTCTAATTTGATATATGTTGTTTTTCTAATCCAATTTGTTTGTTCAAACGTACTTAGTATGTAATGTATTACACTAAAGAAGAATGTATTCATTTTATCTGTGTTATATGAAACAAAGATGTCTTTGTGCAATGCTTCTATAATTATTTCCCAATATCCTGCAATGTCTGCCGCATCATATAATCCCGAATCAAAGGACATAGAATCCCATCCACCAGTGGTAGTTAATAATTTTTCATCAAATGCTATTGTGCCATTTTTCTTAAACACAAGTTCCCAAAGATTTGTATCAGTGTTATATGCATATGTTTCACTTGTATTAAGTTGCAATGCATTATTAAATACTGTCATTTTAACTACATGATGATAATCTAAATCAATTGAATCTAAATCCGAATACGCAGTAATAAATCTTGTATGATTTAATGTACCCGAGTATGATGCAGATTTATAATCTGTATATTTCCATAAGTTAGATGGGAAATTGTGTGCAACAAGTGTATCGTCCCATTTACCTAAGTACTCGCCTATTAAGTTAATGTTCTTTAATAACATATTAATTGTAATGATTGCATTTCTTCTTGCGTCAGTTATATCATTGAACCAGCTTTGTCCAATAGATAAATCATCTCCGTACTTGTTAAATTTATGTAATGTCTGATATGGAATTTTATTTAAGTTTGCATCTCTGCCACCAAAGTTCATTTTCATTCCATTTATATAGTATTCAGGAATAGTATCACTGTCTTGTGCTATTACTGTCCACTCGTTATGAGATTTAAATTTGTCTCCAGCTTTATTAATTTGTAGCACAGTATTTTTATCTTCAACATAATAGTTAATATTGTCTATAATAAATTCTTTATCACTTATAACTGCAAACCAGCTAACGCCACTTCCAGTTGGGTCTTTGATAATATTTTCAACATCATATGCTGACAACGATCTCTCATCTGAGATAGTTGTTTTGTTTTTAACCCAGTAATAATAAACAGTATCATATGAAGAAGTTTGTGTATTCCACTCTTCAATTGTTGTATAATAATATTGTGTTTCTTTAGCTACTTGGTCGTATATAGAATATGCTACACCTGTAGCAACTGTACCAAATATCTCTTTGCCAAGTTTAACTGCTTCTGCATAATCATCTGGAGCAACATTTGATTTAATCCATTCCCATACTACTATTTCACTTCCAGGATACAACTGACCCCACAATGCAGATTTATAAAATGAGTCACCCTGGTCGTAATCGTAATATCTTACTTTACTTATATCCCACCATCGTGTTCCTACTTGCTCAGTACCCCACGCAGCATCTTTGTCTAATAATTGTGTAGTGTCTGTTGAGGTATTATAAATTGCGTTATCATTAAAATTATTATAGTCTATATTTTTCTGTGCAATACCTGGTAATATTTTTCTCATTGGGTCCCATACTTCTAACTGAACCTTAGCTTTGTTTTCTGCATGATTATAAATTACTATACTATCAATATCTTTATTTGTTGGCCTTTGTAGTGTCTGTCTTACTAATCCCTTACCTACTTCGCCTGTTTCTGTTAGTATCTTCCAATCATACACATACGTTCCTTGTACACCGTTTTTATCATTAACAAATAACATTGTATTAATTGGTAAGTTCCAATGTGCTGTTAGTGCTGCCTCATCTACTTGTGGTGTATTTAAAAATCTTGTTGTTACTAGAGGCATTACTGAAACTGCATTACCGCATGCTTCAATATATTCATCTATATAAAATACTTTATTAGTTGATCCTAATTTTGTTACTTTGTGTATACCATCAATGGTTGGTGTTGTAGTTGTGTTCAATAGCTGTACATAATCGCCAACACTTAACCCATGCGGTTCGTTTGTTGTAACCTCAGCATCATTTCCGTCCTTACTAGATCGCCCTGCACATATTCCACAGTCTGAACCATCGGAACTTTTAGTATATAATGGTGTATCTATTATTTGTGTAACTGTTCCTGTGCCCGATACTGTTGTACCAGTGGCTGTAAATCTAGTTAATACTGTATTAACAGATGCGCCTAGTGATGTAAAGTCTGTAGTCCCTACAGAACTGATTCTATAATCTTTGCCTATTACTAATGGAAGTGACAATCCTGTGTCAGGGTCTACATGTGCTACACTAGATTTACGTAATGTTGTTTGTAATACATTCCATCCATAAAATTTTGTTGTAACTGTTTCTCTCGATTCAATTTCAAAATCACTATCATCTGTTATTTGTATATTGTAAATTGCAGGATCTTCGCTATTAATTGAAGTAGTTCCAAACTGTGCTGGATTCCAAACGTTTGCAACATTAACATCACTTGACGTAATTGTTCCTGTTTGTAAACCTGCTATACCGTTAAAATCTGTGTCGCCCATTGCTAAACTAGAACCTGTTGATGTTATTCGGATTGCTTGCCCAAATACTGAAATTGTTACCTCAGTAATACCGTTATTAACAAGTTCGGTTGCTATAGCATTCTTGGCACCTGTTGCGTCCATTGTTGTAGGAGTAGATACTCCTACAGAAGTATATGTTCCTGGTGTAGCTGTATCACCGGGTAATCCCAAGTAAGTTAAAATATTAGTAGAGCCACCTAGCACTAAGGTTTTGTTGTTACTAGTGTTATTTGTTTTTGTAAGAACTAAATTTCCGCTACTTTCTGATGCAGTAATACTTACTAGGTTTGTAGCACTAGTGTTATTAATTTGTGTTACAACATCTGCTACTGTTAATGGCTGTGGTACTAAGGCGTTTGATGTTTCTTGTCCTTCTACTAAGTTACCAGTTGTTGGATATCCCAAATCTGCGTTGTCTGGATTGTCTTTTAATGTAATACTGTTTTCTGGATCTGCGTCTTGATATACAAATTCCATACTTTGTGTAACAATTCCATTAACAATAGAAGTTGTATTAACTGTTAAGCCAGATATATTATAAGCATCAATGTGACTCTTAATTTCACTAGCATTCATTGTTAATGGTGTGTGTGCTAAAGTAACAACAATATTAGATGTTCCTGTTCCTGGTGCAGATGTAAAAGTAACTATTTGTCCAGTCTGAGAATAGTCAGCTGGCTCGGCTTGAGCTACACCGTCTACATCAATACCGTTAATAAAAAATCCACCCGATGTTAATGCTTGGCTTATAGTAAATGATGTTGTAGTTGTGTCACCATCAAAGCTCTCAGTTATCTCGCCTGGAGTTGTATCAAAGTCTATTGGATATTCTGTATCAGTTGTAACTGTGTTGTTGTTAGCATCTAGTGTTGTGTTTCTAACAACAAAAGTAATATTTTTATTAGTAACTGGATTAAGTTCTGCTGGTCCACTGTCTGCAATTAGTCTTGCAGGACCTGTAACTGATGTAACATATTCGTCTTTGTCAAATATAATTGACTCTCCGTTTATTGTTAATGATTCTGAATCAGTAAATGCAGTAAAACTTGATCCTGTTGCTACTATGTCTGGGTATACTGTGACTTGATTTTGTAATTCAAATTCCGGCATCCCAGCAAGGTTAACCTTTGTTCCATATGGGAATGTTGGAGATGTTGTTAGTCCAGTTTCTTGTATAATATCTGTTACTTCTGTAAGCCCAGTAAAGTCAACACTACATTGCCATAGTTCGCCTTGGTATCTAACTTTATCACCTTTCTTATAACTTGTTGTATTATTCCACGTTGGTATATTTGCATATTCGGCTGTGCTATCAAACACGTCACTTAAATAACTTGAATTTAGTACTTGGTAGTCTGATTCATTTCTCAATAACTCACCACCAGTAAGTATGTCGTTATCTGCATAAGCATAATCAACTGTATCAAATGTAATTGATTTATTGTTGACAATTTTATTGTCTGTTGCTATAATTACATTAGCCTCTGTATTAGAAGTATTTAATGATATAGTTTGAGGAGATGAAATAATGTCACCTGACACAATTTCAATTTCAAGTGGGTCTTCAAAGTCGTCGTTGCCTAATGTAGACTGTCTAAACATGTATTCTTCAAATGCAGAAACTGTTGTTTCTCCGTTGTCGAGTATGTTGGATTTCCCCACATGTTCAACTGCACCACGTGTACCTTTTTCTTTTATTACACCCTGATGATAGTTAGTAAGTACGTTTTCGTTAATACCAAGGTTGCTAAGAAGTTGTCCTTCTGCATTTCCTATTGTTAAATCTTTTGCTTTTGAAAACGATTTGTTAAAATGGTCTACATCAGTTCTATATAAATTGTCAATACTTTCTACTGCACTATCAAAGTTTTGGACAATGTAATCGCCCATGATTAAATAGCCAGGAGCTTTCTTTTCACCTGTCCAGTTTTGAGTTCGTTGTCCAGTAACTAATAAACGCACTGGCCCATTATTCTTAGTGTCATCAAAAATAGTGACTCCAAGTTTTGTTTTGTTTTCAAAAATTATAATATGTTCATAATCTAAAATAGCACTAGTAATACTTCCAATAAAACTTTTGTCTTTTGTTTCAACTGAAACTGTTCCATCAATACGTTTAATACCTAAATCACTGTTTTCTATTTTCTTACCATTTTGTAATAAAATATTATTACTGTTATATTCTAATTGATTATATTCATACACATGCCCAGTGTCTGGTGTGAATGATATTTCTCTACCAATTTGTAAAATATATCCTTCACCCTCTTTGGCAGTTAATGCCCAACCAACAAAGTCAGTAGCAGAACTATCGCCATCGTATGTAAGTTTATATCCAGACGTTTCCATCCACTTCCAGTAACCACGTATAAAGTTATAAACATCTTGTAGCCTTTGAAATTCAGAATCGTATTCTACAACACTAGGTGTAGTTACAAATTTGTTATAACGTCTTACTGTTTGAGATGCAATATTTCGTGTAGTGTAATCTGTTGAACTTACTACATTTGGTTCATAGAATTTAAATTCTCTTGCATTATTACTAACACCTGCAACTGTGTATCCAGAAGATGTTTTTGTGATTGTCACTGTACTTGCGGCTACTAAATCTGTAGTAGCACCTTTATACATTTTAATATCAAAATCGTCATCTCCTAAAACAAAATCTCCTGTTAAACTAGTTTCAGAAGAAATATTTAATAAGTGTTTGTTACTGAATCCACTTAACTTAAATTGCAATTTAGTTGCTAAAGTATTATATAAATCATCTAACTCAACTCCAAAACTATTTCGAATCATATAGTTATATTGTGATTGTGATATTCCGTTTGCAACAAATGGGATAGATTTAAGTCTTGCATCTAAATCTATATTGGCTGCTAGTCCTGTTGTACCTACATATGAAATAATATGTTGACTAGTAAAACTTAAACCTCTGTCTGTCATACTCAGTGCTGTAATTTTGTTATCACTGTTTAATGAATATACTGCTTTACCAAATGTACTATAATCATCATCTAGCATTGTAAAGTATCCGTCACTTTCTAATGTAGTAGGTGAATTTTTAACTGTAATTGAATCAATAACACTGTCATATACTTTACCTGGAGTCTTATAATAACATATATTGTTTCCTGGCAACATATCATTGTATTGATTTATGTTGTGTATTCCTGTATTGTTTTTTCTAAATATACCTGGTTGGAAAAAATCTGTCCATGCTTTAGCAGGATGTAATTTTAATACACCATCTACCATTATTGATTGACCTATTGCAGTTGACCTCCAATTAAATTCAACTGGCCCCCAATCACCAAAGACAAACTCTTTTGCTTTTTCTATATCTGTTGGAATTCCCAAAACTAAATGAGGTAACTCTAACGTTCCTGTATCTGTAACAGGACACTTATTGGTAGTAGAGAACGGCCAATAATACCTTGCATATTTTACTGATTGTGTTACTGGTTTGCCTGGTTCAGATATAATACCTTTTTTTAATGCGTCTAATAATGCTGTTCTTTTAGCACCTGCTTTCCAACTATAATGTGTATCCCACCAAGTTGGCTTAAATGCATATCCTAGCATGTGCCAAGGAGTTATATGCGGTGTGCATGTTCCAAACAAATATGTATATGCACCTTTCCAATGTCCAGGCAATGAACTTAAAAATCCATCTGCAATTATTATACTACTGTAATTCCATGTAAACGGATCAGCAGCATCATAGTAATTGCTTAAAGTTAAACTTGTGACGTTATTTTCTGTTGCCCAATTTGAATAATATTTTTCTAAGTAATTGTTATAATCTGATAACGAATACCAAGTTGGTTTATGTTGACTTGGCAAATAATCAATATGTGATTTATATTTTTCTATTACAATATCATTATACATTTTATCTTGCTTAACTAGTCCAGCATATATGCGTTTTTCTATTTCATATATTACGGCACTAACAGGATCAAAGTTTGGTGCGTTTACGTTTAGTAGTTCACTGTTAGTTACATCAAATTGTGTACCATCATGTGTATATAAAATATTATCATTTACTTGTGGCTGTGTACCGTAACCTAGTCCAAGTTTTACCATACTAGGTGGAATAAAATAATCATCATCCATATCGATATAAAATACTTCTACTTGTGGTTGGGTTTTAAGACTATCAAATGCTGCATAGTCTAATGTAAGTGTAACAGTGTCACCAATAAAGGTATATTCAGTATCCTTAACTAATGATCTTCTTTGTTGTCCATCTTGCTTTGCAGTACCGCTTGCACCAGATTGTGATGTTCTATTAGTAGCTACAAATACAGTTCCTGCATTGTTATTAGCTGATCCAAGTAAAGTCCAATCTACGTTACCGGGTGTAACAATAGTATAAGTTTCTCCTGGTATTAAATTACTATATTCAGTAACTTCTTTAATAGCTTCAGTTAGATAAACATATACATGATCTCTTATATTTGTATCACCGTTAAATATGAATCTTGTTTGAAAAGTTTTAGAGAACTCAGAAATGTTGTCTTCTTCTAATATCCATTTTTGTGTATTTTCCATATCAATGGAAAGCATATTTGATTCTTTATATAATCCATGGTCTCTTTGATTTCTAGTTACTTCGTTAACTGCTTTGTTAGCCAAGTCTTGCACATTTAAAACTCCAGTTGTAGCATACACTCTTCTTGCTTGTGCTGCCACCCTTGTTCTAAATGCTATAAATTCTTTTGCTTGTTCGAGTAATGCGCCTGTAATACTTAACTCATTGTCTGCATATGTGATATCATGCATAATGCTAGTATCTTCGTGCATAAAGATTGTACCACCGTAACAAGAAGTACGTGGTATGCTTGCAAAATTATTTTCTCCATATGTCTTCCCATCAAATCCTGGAGTTGCGTTTAATTTACTTTTCCAGTGATCCATTGTTTCACTGATTGTAAATGTTGTAATAGCTTTATTTTCTGAGTTATGTTTATGCACATCTGGCATACTTGTGTTGTTTGTTTCATTTAATGAATCATTATTTCTCCAATATATATCAACTAGATCATCTGATGCAAATATACTTTTATCAATAGTAATACTAGTTGCAGTTGTTGTTATTTTAGAATATGCTATTGCTTCTCCATTAAGTGTAACATTGTAAAAACTATCATCCCATTTATCAGTTACAATAAACGATTGCAATACTGCTCCATTTACAAGAATACTAAAATGCTTATTGTTGCTCGCCGAGCTTGTTTGAATAGCTATGTTAGTGCCTGGTCTTGTGATTGTAATTTCTGGTATAGTATTAGTTTCAATATTTACACCATGTGACATAATTGTTATAGTTGAATCTGTTAGATCTTGAAATATAATTTGAGATGATGTTCCAACCTTGTATAATTCGTTTGGTTGCGATAATGCAAAATTTGATCCATCTTTGCTATTGATTGTAATAGCCGTTTTATCATTATCGTTGTGGATTATATATTCTTGTGTAGGGCGCCAGTTGTTATACCCAAGTGGAATAACTAAATCTGTATCTGTTGATTCTACGTTGTATTGTTTGTGTTCTAATGCGCCAGATAATTCTCCTGCTGGTACGTATACTGTTTTTAGTACATCAGCCTGTTTAAACAAATTATAGCCTTTTTGGTCTTTTGAAAATGTTCCTCTAGAGTTTTCTGCATTTGCATACGTAGTATAATAATTACTTGTGATTATAAAATTTTCAAATTCATATTCAGCACCCTTGGGTGAATCTTTATAACATAGTGCAAATCCTAATTCAGGATCATTTGCACCAGTTCCTTCTTTAAATCCAAATATTCTATCACCAACAAATCTTTTTCCATTAATACTTTCTAGTGGTGTGCCTTGTGTATTATAAAATCTATATAATGGATATTGATTAGTTTTTGTTTTTTGTTGTGCAAGTTCCAACTTACCACTTGTAAAATATCCATCTGCTTCAACCCATAAACTGTTTGTACTTTCAAGTACAGAGAATGTATCACCTTCAATTAATGAACTAGTTGATCCTCCTACTGTATGAATTAAATCATCAGTGTCGTCTATGTAAACATAAGTTTTGCCTGTAGTGGTTGGCTCGTTGCCAGTTGTTACTGCTTCATCAATTACACCCTTGTATTCTGCACCAGTAACATTCTCAGATTGATTCCATAAATGTAATCCTGGATTATATTCTATAATAGGCCTGTGTGCTCTTCTTTTAATATCTCTTATTTCACTAAAATCATAATATGGCATTAGTATTGCTAACTTGCTAATAGTACTTCTATTAACCCAATGGTTACTTCTGCTCCAAGCTGTTTGCGGTGGATCATTTTTAGCAATAGTAATATAATCTTTTAATGGCATCACTGGATGTCCACTATCATACATTAAATTGTTATTAGGTGTAATATAAGACCCAGTTACTTTTGCTTTTTCATCATCAGTGCCTTCGGTTAATACTACTTCTGGATTTGATGCTATTGTGTACTGAACAGAGTATGGCTCTACAAGGTCTGTTCCTGTTCCCCATCCTGTTGTAAATTTTATTAAAGTATATCCAGTAAGTGACTCAGAATGTGTATCTTTATCAGTAAATTTAAAACCATCAAACACAGGCAGTCTGTCAACATTTTGATTATATGCTTGTACAACTTCTGCTGGTGTTCTGCCCGCTACCCAATAAGCACTGTTTGTATTTGGTTCAACACGTAATACTGTATTGTTTACATATGTACCATCTGTGTTCTCGGAATGCTTGACTGTATTGTTGTATACTCTATTTCCACTTGCATCTAGGTATTCATATAACTTAAAATTGTTTATTGTGCCTGCTATAATAAATGTTTTATTTAATACATCTGTATGCCAACCTGCTCCTTTAAACTTAATAAGCATCTGGTTTTCAACTGTGAATTCATTGTTATCATCAAGTATAGTTGGCCATCCATTAATTTCTATATCTGTTATTGGATTCTTAATTGCTCCTGTCCATATACTTTCGTATATAGGTAATTCCTCTACCCAATGATAGTTTATATAATTTACAAACTTATCAAAATCAATTGGCGGACTATAACTATATCTACTAGACGAATATGCTGAATTATAATTATATGTACTAAAATTATTATCAATAGCATGTGCAATATCATCAAATGCCAGCATTTTAGTTATGTCTTTATTTTTATTATAAGAAACAATAGCAGGTGTTAATTCATTTTCAGTTCTAATATTTTTACGAAATTTAGGTTCTATATATGTGTCGGTTGCTTTTGCAACTAATCCATCTCTGCTTCCAACAAATCCATTAATATCTTCTAACGGTCCTTTTGAAACCATTTGATCCATTGTACTGTCTAACCAACTTTTGTTTAGTTCGGTTTGAAATACACTTGGTAAGAATTTACTAGTTTTTATATTGTTAACTGGATTTTGTCCTGATTTCTTTTTAGCCATTAGTATGTTCCTGCTTTAATATTTTCGTCTGTTATATTTGTAATAATATCTATATCATTAACATTTATATCTGGTATAATAAGTTCGTCTGTATTAGGTTTGTATTCAAACATATCTCCAAATACACTGCCCGAACTTTGAGGTACAATAACAAAACTACTTAACAGTCCTGGAAGTTGTTTATGTACGTAAGCTGCTAACTCTGTGAAGTAAAAAGTTTCACCAAAGTCCCAATTACTAGAATCAAAGAAATCATCTATTGCAGTAACTACTTTTGATTTTAAATCACTATCAGTAATAGTTGCACCAAATAATTTAATTATTCTAAATCTTGCTCTAAGATGTGGTTCAGCTAAACTACCAAATAGAGGTTTATATTTTACTGGTTTATATACAATAGTATCACTGATTGCTTTTTTATCTATTACACCACTAAATTGTGTGCCTAATTGATAACTTGTTGGTGGCAATGGTTCTTCTGCTACTGTACCCTTAAGATAATTTTTATATTGTGTGTCGTATGTTTTTGATAAAGCAAACACATCAATAATATTTGTAAAACTAGGATCAACTACTTGATTATCAGCTGCTATATGTTCCCATTCAAATTTTAAATTGTCTACTCCATTGTATCCATCTACTGTTGAAGAACCAATTACGTTTTTAAATACTTCTGGGTCATCTGGTCTGCTGTCAGCATTCCCATCTATTAGTGTTAATCTATAATTAGTTGAATCTGAATTCTCAAATCCATATACATAAAATTTACCTAATGATGTTAAAAAATCACCATCGGCTCCTACTAAACTAATTATATCTCGTTTTGCTTTTTTAGTATAAGTTCCTATTTCAACTTCGTTTTGAATATTTCCTAATTTAACTGAACTGCTTGTAAAGTTAAATCTTATTGTTCTCAAATAAATGTCGTATGTTGACCCAGTAAAATTAAAATGTGCTATCCAACTTAAATCGTTATCAGAAAAAGCTAAATCGTCAAACCTAGCACTCGGATCAAAAGGACTACTTGGAGAGCTATCAATTAACCATGCTCTGTTTTTAAAATCATATTTTAAAGAAAATGTTCTTTTTGATTTTATGTATGAAATAAGTAATGCTCTTTCATCGTTTGAGAAATTTCTCGACAACGCAGGGTATATAATTTCTATAGTACTTTGATCTGGAACAGTTGCGTCTAACACAATAGAACCCGTACCATCTGCACGTTTTCCTGTAGGTTCACCTGCGTTTGTTCCTGTACCTTCAATTCCTAGTCCATGAGAGAAAGTATCAATAACTTTTGCCCATATAAATGTATTGTCTTCTTTTCTAAATTTAATTAATGCTCCTGGTGTAAAATATTTCATATATCCAGATGCCGTGCTACCTACTCTAGTAACTGCACTTGGTGTTCCAGACAACAAGTATCCAGTTTTAATACCACTTGCAGTTGTACTAGGACTTTGCCAAGTATATGTTGAGTTAGAAAGCACGTTTGCATTACTGTCCATGTGACCTTCTGCATCTGCTAATGCATAAAATGAATCAGCAAAGTTTTTATAATATAAATTTACAAACTCATCATTGTGTAATAATTCTTTAACATATTTTTCGTAAGTTATTTCTGCTGTATCTGTTGATGCAGTTGATATCTGTACTAGATTATCTTTTGCAAGTAGTGTTGCATCATTGCTTGCCATATATAAGTTACTATATGTTCCTGTAGGATCATAAAACTTTGAGTACCTGCTGTGTCCACTAAATGTTCTATTAATACTTTTTATTTTAATGATACCACCGTTGGTAGTACCTAGCATAGTATTGTAGTCTTGGGCAGTAATCATTCTGTCTTGACTAGCATAATTTCTTGGAGCATTTTCTTTTATTTCGTCTATACTCTCATTTGAACTTGCAGTTGATACTGATTGTTTAAGTTGTAATTTAAATATGGCTGTGTATGTATTGCCATCATATCCTGTATAATTTACTTGTACTTTTTTACTTGGAATGTCGTCTGGTCTTAAAACATATGTACTGTTGACACTTGGTCTGTACCAAACTCTAACAACATCTTTTGGAATATTACCAAATGTATCATCAGGAAATAAAATTGATATTTGATTATCTTTTCTCGTCTTTACACTGAATATATTTCTTTCACCAGTTGAAAGGTTATTGTAAATTACATTACTGTTTACATCTGTTACTTTAGTCCAATGCTTTACAACATTTCCTGTATCGTTAATGTTTTGCACCCACACATCTGTTGTATTAATATTATCTACATCAACGTCTAATGAAGTACTGTTAATTGGTGTACTAATAGGAAAGTCTTGATATGCAAGTGTTCCTTGTTTAACTCCAAAGAAGAATCCTGTATTAACACTATTAATGCCTTTGCCATCTTGTTTGAAGTATATTCCAA